GTATGCTTATCTCTGAGAGTCACATTGTGTTCTTAGATAGACTAGGCTCATGGAGTAGCTTTGCGTTTCAGCTTAAGGCATACGAGAAAGGCAACATCACTAGAGAGACATACAATCAAGATGTACCGGGTGCAGTGATAGGTGGAGAATGGGGATATAAAAGTTATGAACAAGGCACAGTGAATATTAACACTGAGGTCACTAAGCTATATGACTTATCAACAAACTTCATGACAGAAGCTGAGGGAGAATATTTCCAGCAGTTGCTAACATCACCACAAACGTACATTAAGAACGTGCTGTATCACATCACAGAGGATGGTGCTGTACTATTCGATGAGAATGGTTGTGTCATTCACGTACCTGAGAGTACTGAGTATGTGAGCTGCAACGTGACCACTAACACATTTGAAGTGTTCAAGCAAAGAAATAAGAATCTAATCAAGCAATCTATCCAAGTAAGGATAGGTAACAACGACACTATAAATGGTTAAGATAGTACTTTCAAATGGAGTGCTAGATGTTGCTGAGACATTGGCACTACCTATCACATTCAGTATTGGTGACATTAGAGACTTATCCTCACGCAAGGGGACATTTTCAAAGACTGTGACTCTAGCTGGTACTAAGAACAATAATGACCTACTAGGACACTACTATGACGTCAACATACAAGCTGGAACATTCAACATCAACACACTGACTAAGTGTCAAGTGATACAGAATGGTGTGCCTATCTTAGACGAAGCACTACTACAGTTAGTCTCAGTCAACAAGGTACAGACTAGCACTAGGTATGAGGATGAAGTGAGCTACACTGTACTTATCAAGGATAGTAGAGCTGAGTTCTTTACAGCCATCACAAATGCTAAATTAACTGACTTAGACTTTAGTGACTTAGACCATGTGTTTAGTTCTACAGATATAGTAGCTTCATTCAGTCACACTGTAGCTGATGGCTATAAGTATGTGATGCCATATATTCAGAGCAATGATTTCAATGCTAATGACTTCAAGCCAGCCATCTATGCTAAGACTTACTTTGACCGTATATTCGCTGTAGCTGGATTTACATACACTTGGAATGACATAGCAGCAGCTCACTTTGACAAGTTGTTGATACCGTACAACGGTGATGTTAACAATCAAGATTTCAATGACTTCTTAGTAGAGGCTACAAACACATGGACTACTAGCTATGTGCAACCTACTGGACAAAATAATACATTTCAAGAAGCTATTGACTCAGGATGGACTGAGATAATTGACAATCAAAATATCTATGACCCTACAGTAGGTGAGTATGATACACCATTGAGTACTAACTCTACAGCTGGTGAGCACTATATTTATAATTTAAACATTAGTGGCTCAATAACATTGGATAATACAAGTGGTGGAACTGCTGTCCTTTTAGAGACTGAAAATTTCACTCCATCATTAGCCTTTAATAGATATCGAGTATTCGCAAGAGTAAGAGTAGCTGGCAGTGGCAATGCTATAGTGTATGGGTCTAGTGGATTTATGACTGGTACTCCTAGCAATGTGCTACCAACTGGCATAACTTCTGTAGTGACATTCTCAGATACATTTCTTATGCCAGTCACTGGGAATGGTGGAGGTGTTAATAGTGGGATTGATGCTGGAGATATTCAAATTCTTGACATAGGTGTTGAGGTTAAAACTTATCCTACAACACAAGTTAGTCAATACCAACCAGCATATCCAATTAACGGTCTGTGGAGAAATTCAACAGCACCATACGCTACTCCAGTAGATGTCAACGTTATCCTAGACTTGACATCAATCAACTTGACAATCTTACCTAGTGCTAACATCCAAGTAACTGGAACGATACTCAACATAAACCAATATGTACCAGTTGAGATTAAACAATCTGACTTTGTTAAGTCTATATTGCAAATGTACAATTTGTATGTTGAGCAAGATATCAACAACCAAAACAACCTAATCTTAAGACATCGTGATGAGTACTATGACTCGGGAGCTGAGAAAGACTGGAGCAGAAAGCTAGCTAAGGATAAAGACCAGCAATTGATATTCTTACCTGACCTAAGCAATAAGAAGCTCAAGCTCACTTATGCACCTGATGAGGATGACTTCAATACAATGTACACACAAGCGACAGCAGAGATATACGGTCAGATAGAGTATACTTTTGACAATGAGTATGTTAAGGATGTTGCTACACAAGAATTGATATTCTCACCTACACCAGTGTTCTTAACTTCATTTGGAGCTTATGTACCAGGTATTATTGGTCAAGCTCCTAACACTAACATTCGCATCTTGTATGATGGCGGTGTTCAGTCATGCCAACCTTATGACATCTTAGACTTTGGCACAACTGGTGAATTTGGATTGACAAGCTATCCAATGCTAGGTCACTTTGACAATGCATTGACTCCTAGTTTTGATATCAATTTTGGCACTAATGACTTCTATTTCTACGAACCATTGTCGCTGACATCTAACAACCTTTACAATCTCTACTGGAGACGTACAGTTAATCAAATCAATGTTGGCAAAATGCTAATAGCTTACTTTGACTTAAGAGAGGTAGACATACAGTCACTTAAGCTCAATGATAAGATATACATAGATAACAGCTGGTGGAACATCAACAAGATACAAGACTATAATGGCAACCAAAGACAGCTGACTAAGGTAGAGCTAATCAGCATTGACACTGAGATAGACCTTGCACCATTTAAGATAGGCAGAGGACGACCATTTGGCGATGTGATGATAGGTGTCGGAGTAGATAGCTTGTTGACTAAAGCGACCTTTAACAACAACGTGATACTACCAGGTGCTAATGCTTTAGTATTTGGCAAGGGTAACGTAGTGACAGCTGGCACTAATGGAGTTATAGTAGGTGATGGTCAGACATTGAGTGAGGATGGTATGGTGGTGAGCAACCTAACTGTGACTGGCACAATGAATGGTGATGTGGTAGTACCTTACAAGAAGTACATAGCTACAATTAGTCAGACTGGCACAGCAGACCCAACGGTCACAGTACTAGAGAATACGATAGGAGATATAGTGTGGACACGTTTTGCAGTTGGTAATTATGCTGGTACTTTGGTGGGAGCGTTTCCTGATGCTGATAAAACATACGCAATAGTAGGTCAGAACAATGGTAACTTCTATAACTTAGGATGGAATACAATTGATGATTTACTTTTACTATCATCTGACCCAGCCAACATCAGCACTGATGGGTTGCTTAATAACACAACAATTGAAATAAGAACATACTGACATGAATGAAGTAGAGATACCATTAAAGATAACTGGCATAGGTGCTATGAAGGCTGAGCTTAGAGAGCTCAAAGGTGCTATTGCTAACGCTACCGACCCTGAGGCAATGGAGCAGTTAGCAAGAAGAGCTGGTGAGGTTGCTGATAGGTTAAAGGATGCTAACGAGCAAGTGGCAGTCTTTACAGCTGGATCAAAATTTGAATCAATCAGTAATTCATTCGCTGGCATAAGTGGAGATATTGCATCCCTAGACTTTGAAGGAGCTAGTGAGAAAGCTAAGGTATTCGCAAAGAATTTAGGTAGTTTGAATCCCGCTGACATTAGCAAAGGTTTCAAAGACTTCACATCAGTGTTAGGAATTGTGAGCAAGGCATTTATAAAGCTAGGACTTACTATCCTAATGAATCCTATATTTTTAATAGTAGCGGCAGTTGTTGCTATCATTGCTGTAATAGCATTGGTGTTAAAATCATTTGGTGTTCTTGACATTGTGATTAAGGCATTGATGGCTCCTATCAACATGATTATTGATGGCTTTAAAGCATTGACTGACATGTTAGGATTGACGAGTTATGCAGCAGAAGAGAATGCTGAGGTCGTTAAGAAGACTGAGGAGTCTAAGAGGGAGCAAATGAATGAAACATTTGCCAATAGAAAGAAAGTAGCTGAGATGACTGCTACAATGAGTAGAGAAGAGATAGCAATGATGGAAGAGTTGACTGGTGTACAGATTGACACTTCTAAGTCATCATTTGATATTGAGAATCAAAGACTACAGAACAATCAAGAATCACTTGAGGCACAGCTTGACTCACTACAAGCTATTGAGGATGCTGGTGGGGAGCTTACAGAAGAGCAAATTAAGGATAGAGAGAAGCTCAAAGAAGAGTACAAAAAGAATAATCAAGCAATAGAGGAGAACGAGAGAGCTAGAGCTAAGGCTATCATAGAAATCAATCAGAGACAGAATGACTTACTTATCAAGTCACGTATGAGATTGATGACTGATGAGAATGAAAGAGCTAAGGCACAGTTGAAACTTGACCAGGAGAAAGAGATTAAAGAGCTTAACATCCTGATTAGAAACGCTAAGTTATTAGGTCAGTCAACTAAGGGATTTGAGGAGGCTAAGGTTAACACTAAGGCATTTTATGCTGGTGAAGCTACTAAGATAGATACTAGAGTTGCAGATGAGACTAAGAAGGCCGCTGACAAGGAACGCAAAGAGAATGCTGATAGACAAAAGGCTAACTATGAGAGCTATGTCAAGTCACTTGAGCAAAAGTTGAAAGCTACTAAGGACTCTAATAAGGTCTTAATCTTAGCTACTGAGGAAGGCACACAAGCTAGAGTCACAGCTGAGGTTAAAGCATTGCAGACTGAAGTTGACTACATGGCTAAGAATGCTAAGGCTTTTAAACTTACTCAAGACCAGTTGACAATCATTAGGTCTGAGACACTTAAGCAACAAGAGAAACTGCAAGAGGACTTCAATAAGAAGGTAACTGATGCAACCAATAAGGAGAATCTTGCTAAGGCACAGAATGACTTATTAACAGCTAGCACAGATGCGGCTAAATTTGAGGCTAAGATAAAACTACTAGAAGCTGAAGCTATGGTAAAGCTACAGAATGAAGAGTTAACAGCTATTGAGATAAAGAACATCAATGACCAGTTAGCAGTTGATTTGGGAGCAGTTGAAAAGGCTAAGACTGATTTGGCTTTTGAGAACACTAAGAAGATAATTGATGCTGAAAAATTAAGAGTTGAGACTGCACTCTCATTAGCGGCTTTTGAACTTGAAAGATTCAAGGGTAACAAAGATGAGGAGATAAGACTTAATAATGAATTCTTGGCTAAACAGTTAGCTGTACTAGATGCACAGAAATTAGCAGAGCTTAACAATTTGAATCTATCAGAGACTGAGAAGGAAGCTATTAGAGAGAAATATAGACAAGCTAGAATAGTGGCTGAGGAGACAACAGCAACGAAGATTAAAGACATTGACGATAAAGCAACCGCTGAGACATTTGCTAACATCAATGCTGGATTTGACACTACTAAAGATGCCCTTAATGCAATCTCTTCAATGCAGTCAGTCAACACTACCATGAAGTTAAAGAATGTTAAAAAAGGCAGTAAAGAAGAGGAGAAAATCCTCAAGCAACAATTTGAGCAACAGAAAAAAATGCAACTAGCAATGGCTGCAATGAATGGAGCTCAAGCTATCTTAGCTATCTTATCAGTTCCTGACTTCACATTAGGTGTAGCATCAGCTATAAGAATAGCTGGGTCTATAGCGGCAACAGTTGCATCTATAGCGACTATATCATCAACAACATTCCAAGGTGGTGGTAGTGCTCCAAGTCCAAGTGATGGCGGAGGTGGGGGAAATCTAGCATCTAGCACTGGTCAGATGGCTACTCCTAATTTATTCGGTAGCAACAACAACGCTAACAATATAGGTGGTGAGGGTCAACAACAAGGACAAGGACAGAATATCACAGTCACAGCTGTAGTTAGTGAGACTGAAATGACAAACGTACAGAATAGAGTTAATCGTATCCAACAAAACGCAGAATTATGACAAGCTATCAGGCACTAATCAATCACATTGAAGCATTCTACAATGACCATCTACAAGTCAAGAAAGTAGGTAGTGACTTCAATGAGCAGTTACCTAACTTTGCTACTAAGGATGAGAGGTATCCTTTGATATTTATTACTCCAATAGTAGCATCTACTACAATGGATGTGAACACTATCAGCTTAGAGGTGTATTGCTTAGACATCATTCAGAAGGATAGAGCTAACATCACTGTTATTCTTTCAGACTGTCATCAGATATTAGTAGATTTAATCAATTACTTTAATTTTAGTAATGATTATTCCTTTGACATAGTAGGCTCACCATCACTCACTCCATTGAACAATCAACTACTAGACTATGCGGCTGGCTGGGTCATGAGCTTAGATGTTGACATCAGCAATTGGACAGATTGTCAAGTACCTCTTATAACTAATTTACCTTCTTAAGACAATATAGTTATGGTATATCGTAGACAAAAAATTTCACAAATGCCTCCTAAGGGAGCTAACCTTGATGCTACAGACTTACTAGAGATAAGTGAAGTTAGTGGCTCAGGATATATCACTAAGTCTATTACTGGTCAAGAGATAATTGATGCGGCTAGTGGTGGTGCATTTGTACCTTACACTGGAGCAACTGCTAATGTTGACTTAGGCACGTTTCACCTAGATGCTGGTAAAGGTACATTCTCTCACAATGGTAGTACAGACACTCTTACAGCTAATCACACAAGCGGTAGTGGAATAGGTTTGCTTATCACTAAAGGTGGCAGTAATGAAGGACTTAAAGTCAATAAGACATCAGGTAGTGGTAATGCTGCTACAATAATTGGTACATTAGAAGCTACTACATTGGTAAAGACTGGTGGTCTATCTACTCAATTCTTAATGGCTGATGGTACTACAAGTCTTGGTGGCGGAGGAGGTATAACAGTAGGCACAACAGCTGTAACATCAGGAACTATTGGAAGGATATTCTTTGAAGGAACTGGAAATGTAGTTCAACAATCAGCATCTTTGTTTTGGGATAATACTAATGCAAGACTTGGAGTAGGTGCAACACCAGCAAGTACAGTTAGACTTGACGTAAGAGCACAAGGTGCATTATCAACTGATATAGCATTTAGAGTTAGGAATAGTGCTGATACAGGGAATTTACTTACTTCCTTAGGCTCGGCACAAATAATTTTTGGAACAAGCACAACAACGCCTGATGGACAAATTTTAGTAAGACACGATTTTGGTTCTGCTCAACCTATACTAACATTAAGAAATGGGCAATTTGGCAATTTAATTTTTCAAGTACGTGATGAAAGAAATGCTGGAGCATTATCAACTGGGTCTATTAGGATAAACGGAATAATAAATGGTGGTGAAACTGTTACTACAAAAAGATTTGATTTAGGTGGACATGGTTTAGGTGCTTCTTATGGAGATAGTGCGTCAAATGCTGTATGGGAAAATAACCAAGGAAATGTTGGTGATGGTCAAGGAACATCTGTAATATCAGTAAGTTCTAATTTTTACATAAATAGACAAACTGTAAAAGTTTTTAAATTTATACCTAATGTTGGGAATTTTGGTGTCAATGTAATGACTCTTGGAACATCAGCAACAAATACAATAGCAATAGCTAACGGAGTTGCACCAACAACTTCACCAGCTAATGCGATACAACTTTATTCAAATGACATAACAGCTGGTAATGCTGCACCACATTTTAGGACTGAGAATGGAGCAATAGTTAAAGTATATCAAGAAACTACTGGAGTAGGAGCATCTACATTAGCAACTGGTCTTGGCACTCCTTTAACTGATACTGATACATTTGATGGGTATACATTGAAACAAGTAGTTAAGGCATTAAGAAATTTAGGTATCTTAGCATAAAAAAATATATTATGGCAATTTTAATTAAAGCAACAGAAGAAAAAAAAATCACAATCTCAGGAACTGACATTGAGTTATCAAGTGTTTATGGTAGAATCCGTTTCTTAGGAGATTATTCAGGAACTACTATTGAAGGTGAAGTATCTACATTTGCTAACATAGCAACATTTGAAGAAGGTAAAATGCTTTACACTGATGTGCCTATTGGTAACTATAAAGCTAATCTTGAGGAAGGTGAAGTTCAATCTTTAGAAACAGCTCATAAATATGCTAAGATAGCTTATGAACAACAAGGGTATGAAGTAATAATCGACATGATCTAATGGCATATAAAAACACTGGAGAATTTAACATCCTTTATCCTACAAGACGGAAGGTTGCCAATGTGCTAAAGAAATTAATCTTAGACGAAGGCTTGATTGAGACTAGAACACTCTACGAGTCAGTGCGTATCAATGCCAAAGTGAGTACTGAGGGCAACCTTCGCATTCAAATTATAGCCGCTTACTACTTTGGATTCCTAAACAATGGTACGACATGGATAGCTCCGTATGACTTAGTGCGTAAATTCAATAAAAGACTTGAGCAAGAGGGACTTATCAATGAAATGTACGGTCAATATGTGGCTAATTTAGCTAAGAAATTCCCTATCTTAGAACTTGGTGGATTGCTCCGTCAAAAGGTAGTAGTGATTTATGACTTTGAGCCTTTGTTTGGTGAGTTCTTTGACACACTAGATTTCTAAAGACTCAATTCCTTTTTCATAGCTAACATATTGAAGGTCATTATTAAAGGTAGGTTTGTGACATCCTCAAATTTTGTTAAGTCTTCATTGCATAGGGAGTAGATTAGTCTTTCCCATCCCCATTTCATTTCACTTTTCTTGAGCTGTAAGTCCTTTGACTCCTGAGAGGTAGTAGGTTTATCCTCTTCATCCTCACTATCATTGTCATCATGAAATAGATTGCCATAAGTATTCATAAAGTTCTCCCTAAAAGATATAAACTCAGGTATAATTCCATAGATATGACTAATCGGATACTCATCAAATAGCTCAAATCTTTGTCTAGGACTGAAGTCATAAGGTTCAAATACAGTTACACCCCATTGATTGGTAGTCTTTTGCCTATAAAAGATAGATGCAATGTGACCAATGTGTTGATTATAGTCTTTTGAGAAGTAAAACTCAAGGTCAATATACTCACCAATTGTCAACTTATCTAATGGCTTGATGTGGTAGTCATCAATTTGATGCTTGTATTGCTTAGATGGCTCAGAGTTGACGAACTTTATCTGACTAATCATGTCAGTCACCTCTTCAATATCAAGGTCTTCAAGCTCTTCAGAACTGACATCAGCTAGTATGGCAAGTATCTCTATCTCTCTATTAAAGACCTCAGTAATTGTATACAGCTCTCTAATCTCTTTGAACTGTAAGACATCAATCTCACTCCACGATTTCGGTAGGTGCATCCTTAGGTATGTGTTTAGATAACTTTTGACCAATCTCCACTAAATAAGGCACAGCTAACTCAGCTTTTAATTCTCTAATCAACTTAGCTTTTAGCTTGATGTGTGCATCTGAGTAGTGCTCTACTTTGGTCAAGTCAGTACGTTTGAATAGGACTGCTAACAACTCTGACAGATAGCCTTTGTGTTTTGAGTTCATTATTTTTTCAATTGACTTAGTGTCCTTAACAGATAGCTTGAACTTATCCTCAAATGCTACATAGGTATAACCATCAATCTCAAGTGTGCTCACTAGCTCAGGCTTTCCTGATAAGTCATTGAAAGATTTTACTATCTCTTTGAACTCTTCAATCTCAACATCGTCCCATTTGATTGTGGGCACTCCTAAGAATTCAAACACTTGCAAGTACTTGTCAATAGCATCCAGCTCAGTGTCAGCATGGATTGTTGTAATTGTTTCAAATTGTTGTACACTCAACTCGTTCAGTTGGTTAGGTACTTCAATGCCTAATATATTCACCATAGATTTTAATTTTTAACAAATATAAGAACTTTTACAATATAGGCATGGATAGACCAGTCTATAAAATTACAATTGAGGATGAATACGCTGACGGTGAAAACCTAGGCATAGAAATGATTGCCTTTACTTCAAAGCCTGCAATAAAGGTTAAAGGTATGGCTTTCAATTCTCATGTTGCAATGACGTTCAAAGATGATGTTAAGATGCGAGTAGTTGCACCAGCAATGATTCCTATGAACATCTATCGCAAGGATGAGGATGGTGAAGAGTATGACGTTCAATTCTCAGCTGAGGTAATTGAGCAGATTCACTCTAAGTTTATGCAAAATTTACAGAACAAAGACATCTTCAACTTAGAGCATGACACTACTAAGAAAGTCCCAGCTTACATCTTAGAGGCTTGGATAGTAGACAACCCTGAGACTGACAAGGCATTCACTACTTATGGCATTGAAGCTCCTAAGGGCACATTGATGTTAACAAGTCAAGTGACAGATAGAACTTACTATGATGACCTTGTTGACTCAGGTCAGGTAGGCTACTCTATTGAAGGCTTCTTAGGGATGAAATTATCGGAACAATTAAAATTAAATACTATGAAATTACCTGATGGAGAGCATCTAATCGAGGATAAAATCTATGTTGTAAAAGACGGAGAAGTTATTGAGATTAAAGATGTACCTACAGAAATGGAGGCTGAGTTATCAGCAGACCCAGCTGTAGAAGAAGAAGTAGCTGATGCTGAGGCTCAAGCTACAGAAGAAGCTGAAACAGAAGAAGTAGCTATGGCTATTGACCCAGCTGTAGATGCTGAGGCTATTATTGCTATTGTGAGACCTTTATTAGAGGAGCACATGAATTCAGTTATTGCTATGATAGCTGGATTGAAAAATCAAATCGAAGAATCTATAGCATTAGAGACTGAAGAAGAAGAAGTAGCACCAGTGGCGTTGAGCTCGCATGAAAAGTTCAAAGAATTTGTAAAATTTTCAAAATCAAAATAAAATGACACGTAACCTTAAATTCGATTTAGATATCGAAACAAACGCACTATTAGCTGCGAATCCTGAGGAGTTCTATTCAAAGGCATATCTGTCTTCTCCTGACATTCCTAACAACTTCCGTACCTTACCAGGTATCAAGTCAAAAACAAAGTTAGCTAATGTAACATTTGGCAACTTACTACAAGCATCTACTTGTAATTTCCCAGCACCTACTGACTCATTAGATGCTATTGACATTGACGTATGTCCTTTGTCAGCTATGGCTCAATTATGTCAATTTGACTTAGAGCAGTCTTTCTTAGCATTGCAAATGTCTCAAGGCTCAAATGGTGACTTCACAGTTGCATCATTTATGTCTTACTACTGGAATGAAATGGCTAATGTTATTGGTCAAGATATTGAATTATTGAGATGGCAAGGTAATGATGCATCTGAGGATCCATTGTTATCATTGTGTACTGGCTACTTATTTCCAATGTTCTATGATACAGCTATCACTGGCTTGTATGATGGTGTAGTTACTACTTCAAATGTATTGACAGTTATGGAATCTGTAGTTAACGCTGCTCCTAATGCAATTGTACGCAAGAAAGCAGACTTAAGATTGTATGTTTCAACAAATGTGGCTAATGCATACGAGTTGAAAGCGGCACAAGGTAACACTCAGACTTATGTTACTTTACCATTAGGATTGACTTTCTTAGGAATCAATGTAGTAGTGTGTGAAGGTATGCCTGACAACACTATTGTATTGACATTGAAAAACAACCTTATCTATGCATTCGATGCTGAAGGTGACTCTAAGGCTTTAAAAGCAGTTAACTTGTCTGACTCAGTTGCTGAGCCATACTTGAGAACAAGAGCTAACATGAAGGTAGGTTTTCACTACACTAACCCATCTGAGATAGTGTTGTACAACCCATTCTACATCTAAGACATAAAAGGGAGGTAGTAATATCTCCCTATTTTTTCAACTTTAAAACATAAACGACATGGCATGTGATGCACTTCAAACGATACAAAAGTCTTGTGACAACAATACAGGGGGTATCTATAAATTTTATGTCAATCAACAAGATAATGTTGACATGACTACACTTACAGTTGATGCTGGTGATGACTATTTAATTGACAACTTAGACTTAGTAGGTGGAGCTGATCCATTTATTGAATTTGAATTCAGACGCAATACTTCAAGCTACACAGAGGAGTCCAACATTGACATAATCAATGGCTCTTCATTTGTAACTCAAACAATCAACTTGATGTTTCACAGACGTGAGTCAATCAAGTCTAGTGCTATCAAAGTATTGGGCTCAGGTCAGCAGTACTTAAGTGGTATTGTTCAAGATGCAAATGGCTTGTATTGGTTTTTCCCATACTTGCAGTTGACTGCTACTGGTGAAGGCTCAGGAACAGCTAGAGCTGATGGTTCTAAGTATTCAATTACTTTGCTTGCAGAGAATGAATTCTTAGCTTATCAAATTGAAGAGTCAGTAGTGACTACTTTAATTACACCAGCACCATAATCTATTCTTTTCTCCATAGATAAAGAGGGGTTGCAGAAATGTAACCCTTTTTTTTTAATTAAAAAATTCGCTAAGTACAATATAGGTATGATATATCTTGAGAAAGACTCAACTAATAGCTTTGTACTGACCTTAACTGAGGTCACAACCTTATCAAATGCTTACTATTTATTTGAGTTTCAAGACGAATTCAACACAACATCTAGCCCTATCTATTGGGAGGGGACAGATACTTCACTGTGGCCATCAAGATTCAACCTATTCACCATCATTGAGCCAGCTGACATTGACTTCATAAAAGGTCAGTACAGATATAAGGTCTATGAGAGCTCAGCTCCTACACTTGACCCTACTGGATTGAACATGATAGAAGAGGGTAGGCTTGTAGTGGCTGGTGCAATTATTAACTCAATTTATGACTAATGGCTTGGTATAGTAGATTTATAGGCGAGAAGCCACAGACAACAACAGAAGTAGTAGAAGGCTATCAGTCATTCTCTACACCATTCGGTAGAGTAGGTGATGCTAACTTGTCCCTACCTTATGTGAATGGTAGATATCAGATAGCTGGCTACATCCCATTTGGTCAAGACAACATGTTCCCTGAGCTACTTAACCAGCTCTACTACACATCACCTCTACATGGTGCTATTGTGGACTTTAAGACCAACTCAGCAGTAGGTGGTGGCTACACTCTGAAGAGTGAAGGAATGACCAATGAGGATAAGCTCAAGCTGTACACATTTGAAAAGAAAATTAAACTTGGCAAAGTAGAGAGAGCAATTGCTCAACAGTTGACAGTGCATCACAGAGTATACTTCAAGCTGTGCTACAATGCTAAGAGAGAGCTGTATAAGATATACAATGTATCACCTGAGAAGGTGAGGATAGCTAGAGATAAAGTCACTTACTTCTTATGTGATGACTGGTCGGCTAGAATTGACGTGACAAGTATCAAAAAATACCATCCTACTAACTCAGACCTTGAGCAGTTGTATGTGTACGAAATTATGACCTTAGGTCAAGAGTGGTATCCACTACCACAGTACACCAGTGCTCTTAATTTTGCTTTCCTTAGTGGAGAGTTGAGCTACTTCGCAAAATCTAACATACAAAATAGTGTTTTTCCTTCCTTTGCTATGATGTTCCCAAAACGTCCACAGTCAGAAGAGGAGAAGTCAATGATTAAACACACAATTGATAGGTTAAAAGGTGCGGCTAATGCTGGAAAGGCAGTTGCATTCTTTGCTAACTCAGCGGACCAACTACCTAAGATTGAATCTTTACCTACAAATGGCAATGATAAGCTGTTTCACGAGGCATCAGCTTTGAACACTGAACAGATTTGCTTTGCTCACACAATTGACCCTATCCTTATGGGTGTTCGCACTACTGGATCATTAGGTGGTGGAGCTGATATCAAGCAAGCATACGTAATATTTGAGAAAAATGTCGTAATGCCATTGAGATATCAGGTAGAGGAGATAGTTAATGAGCTATTGGAGATAGCTAAGATACCAGGCGAATACACAATCAACAACTTTCAAATCATTAATGAGACTATTGTGGAGATTGAAGGTGACGCATCTAAAACTGCTGATGCAATCAACTCACTTAGTCCATTGGTGGCTACAAAAGTACTCAATGCAATGACTCCTAATGAAGTTCGCTCACTTGCATCCTTGCCTCCTATAGAAGGTGGTGACGTAATACCAACTGAAACACCAGCAATATGATCTACTTTATCACAGAGACCTACTTAAAGGTTAATACACCAATCACAGCGAATGTAGATGTTACAGATGTGACTCCTTACATAGCTACTCAGGCACAATTGAGAGTGATGCCTATTCTTGGAACTACTTACTACAATTACTTACTTGGAGCTTACAATGCTCAAACACTTACTAATGATGAAGAGATACTTGTGACCTTCATTCAGCCAGTAATTGCATGGAGAAGTGCTGAGGATGCTATCTTTGGCTTGACTTATCAGCTAAAGAACAAAGGATTGCAGACACAGTTCGGTGACTTCTCAGCATCAGTGAGTAGAAGTGAGGTAGCATTCGGCATGGAGCACTACGCACAGAAGGCTTCATTTTATGAGCAAAGATTAATCAGATACTTAATAGCTAATAAAGACCTTTATCCTGGATTCACAGACCCCACCAACAGAGATACTGACCTTAGACCAATGATAGACCAATGCTCTTGCAATTGTGTAGGTCAATGCCATAGTGGATGCCCTTGTGGAGGAATGAGAGAAAATGGTTATAACAATTCAATACTAATATTATGACATTCAACGAGATAGCATTCTCAATTATCACAGTCCTACTATCAGCAATAGGTTACTTTCTTAAAGCTGTACATAGTGATATAAAAGCTGTGGTAAGTGAGCAGAAAGATATAGTAGCTGATATGATTCATCTTAAAAGTAAGATTGACCTAGTAGACAATGAAGCGAGATTCAGAAGTGACTCAATTGAGAAAATGACACAGCTTGAAATCAAGCATTTAGCTGAGCACATCAGTGAGCTCACTCAATCAGTAAAAAAATTAATAGAAATACAAATCCAAAGATGAAAAATATACAAGACCGCTGGCTCTCCAAGACACCAAGATTTTGGAAGGCATTACAAAAGTATTCAATTTTTATAGGAGTCATGGCATCCGCTGGGATAGTTGCTCCAGTAGACTTGCATCCAATCATAGTGACTATCCTTAAGCACACAATTGAAGTGTGTACAGTGATAGCTACAATGTCACAATTAACAGTAGATGGTCATGTCAGAAGATAAGCTCAACTTAAGCAAAATCAAGCAACTGCCCTTGCATCATTCTCAGTATGTCAATGAGAACACTAAGAAGCTACAGATAGTATTGCACCATACAGCTGGCAACTCTTCAGCACCAGGTACTATCAAGATGTGGGATAAAGATGATAGAGGTCGTATTGCTACTTGTATTGTAATCTCAGGTAAAGGCTTATCTAAGGATACATTTGATGGAGAGATTTGTCAAGCATTCAGTTCTAAGAATTGGGCATATCACTTAGGTATCAAGCCTGATGTGTTCAGAGCTATGGGTGTTCCTTACCAAAGATTAGATAAAATGACAATAGGGATAGAGATATGCAATTGGGGGCCGCTTAAATTAAAGGATGGTAAGTATTACAACTATGTCAATAGAGAAGTGCCATTAGATCAAGTGTGTGTTCTTGATAAACCTTACAAGGGATACACTTACTATCACGCTTACACAGATGCACAAATTGAATCTGTAAGACAGTTGCTAGTATACTGGCATGAAGTCTATGGAATATCACTTACATACAATGAAGCTGATATGTGGTCAGTATCTAAGAATGCTTTGTCAGGTGTTGCTGGAGTATACACTCACAACAGCTATAGAAGAGATAAGAGTGATATATCACCACAGCCTAAGATGATTGAAATGTTAAAAAAACTATAATGAAGACACCAAAGAAAAAAAGAGACTTAGATATTAACATTGATACTAAGAATGTAGATATTAAAATTAAGCGAAAAGATGGCATTACAGACGTTAAAGTGGATACTCCTAAAGTAGATGTAAACTTTCATAAAGATAGTGACTCTAAGGAGCTAAAAATAGATACTGAGAATGTTGACGTACAAGTCACCAATGGTGAGCTTAAAGTAGATGTAAATGAGCAGTCAGGATTTGTTGGTAAGTTAATAAAATTCCTACTCAGAAGAAAAAAATAAGTATATTTGTACCGCATGTATATTGTTTGGTTACAATAACACCTAAGAGGGGATGATCTAGAGATAGTTTATCCCTTTTTTTATGCAATCAAATGTTAAAATATGTTAAAATGTTTGCATATATGAAAACAGTTACTAACTTTGTTTCATAATTATTAACACAAAAAACAATATCATGCAAGGAACAATCGTTTATTTATTAGTGCTATATAGCATAGCAGCAACAATCAAAATTTTAACCTTAAAAACTAAGTAACATGCAAAATTTAATTAATCACATCATTCAAGAAGAAAAAAAATTGTGGAAAATGTATAAATTTGCCTGCCAAGAATTAGGCTATGACTCAAGAGGAGCTATCCAGTATCAATCAAAATGGCATCACTGCACTGAGCTCATTGAAATGTTCAACCTTACACCTCCTACTAGGAGAAACCTGAGCACATTCAAGCACAAAAAGTACACAACTGTTAAAACTTGTGAACAATGATATGCCCTGACTGCAATGGAGAAGGTACTATTGAGGTACACTTCTGCACATTTGGTAATGAAATTCACTACACTGAAGAGGAGTGTGGATGTAACAACGGATATATTGAACAAGATGAACTTAGCTGATATTGAGTCCTACTGGACAAAGAGAGGCCACTTTGACATCCAACTATACATTAACTACCTAAGAGCAAAAAATGAAAACATACAGAGTAACAATGAAAGACAAGTCCTTCAAGATAGTGAAGGCATACGATCAACAACATGCCATTCTACTGGTAGACAGATGGCCAGTATTAATCTTAAAAATTGAGGAGCTATGACACCGAAAGAGAAAGCAAAAGAGTTAGTGGATAAATATTCATGCTATTTTTATGGAATTGATAAAGATTTATTTGAAGATGTTATTCTTCATGATGATTCAAAAGGATGTGCATTAATTGCAGTTGATGAATTAATAAAAGAAGAACGCAAAACAGATGATTATTACGAAATAGGAAGTTATTGGCAAGAAGTTAAACAACAAATACAAGAGCTATGAACAACCAACAAAAGCTCCTAGCTGTAGTGGCATTGCTACCAGTGCTTGCTGACTTGATTGAAGATGTTAAAATTTATCACCAATCAAAGAGATACGCTAACTTGTTTATCAATGAGGTCAGAAAGGTAGATAACATTGTTATACATGACGCAGAGCTAGAAGCACAGTCTCAGCAAGTGAATATCCAAAGAGCATTCAGACAATGGTTAGAAACAGAATTTAAAGAAGAGCTATGACACCTAATGAAATCATAAGACAAAGATTTCCTCATGAAAGGACTCAAGGTATTGCTGATGATTTAGGATTGACTTATTCTCAAGTAGCTAACAGAGCTTTCTCAATGGGACTTAAAAAGACACTAGAATTTAAAAGCTCTATGGCATCAGGTAGATACAATCTAATTGAAGGTGGTAAAAAATTTAGGTTTAAACCTGGTAATATACCATTTAACAAAGGTAAAGAAATGCCATCAGAAGTCTATGAGAAGGTCAAAGCTACAATGTTTAAACCAGGTAATAGACCACATAACTGGAAGCCTGACGGATCTATAGTAGAGAGAAAAGATACTGATTTAAGTGGTAGAGTATATCTATACTACAAGCTAAGTGATAGCAAGTGGATTCTATATCATAACAAAATATGGATTGATGCTAATGGACCAATTCCTAACAAGCACATAATTATTTTTAAAGATGGTAACACCAGGAACTGTCAACTAGAAAACTTACAATGCATAAGCATGAAGGACAATGTTTTAAGGAATAGCATCCAAAGATTCCCTGAAGAGATAAAAGAAGTAATTAAATTAACAACTAAACTAAACAAAACAATCAATGGCAAGAAACAAAATAAGTGATCTACGTGACCACATGTTTGCAGCACTAGAAAGACTTAATGATGAGTCTTTAAGTAATGAACAGATTAAAGAAGAGGTAGATAAGGCAAAAGCTATTAGCTCAATTGGATCTGTTATCATCAACTCAGCTAAGCTAGAGGTGGACTTTATAAAGGCTACTGGAAGGATAGACTCTGACTCTGACATCTTTAAGAATATTGACCAAAAAAAGCTATCATGAAAAAAACAGCACTACAAATGGTATTTAGTGACTTAGAAAGTAAATATCCATCAATTTTTAACATGTTTTCTCAAGAAGGTAGAGAATTTGTTAACCACTTTCACCACTATTTAGCACTTGAAAAACAACAACTTAGTGATGCATATCATGACGATAGACCTAACCTATGTGCATACACAGAAGGTACAGCATTTGAAGAGTATTATAATGAAAAATTTAAACCATGATAGAAAAAATCAAATATATGATTGAGCTACACAATCTGACTACCAGCTGTAGAGATAGAGACTTGGTGTACAAAAGAGCTTATATTTATTCTGAGCTAAGAAAATTAGGAATGAACTTATCAGATATTGGTAGGTTGCTAGACAAACACCATGCGACAATTATAAATGGACTAAAAGTTGACAATCAATTCCAAAATTGTGACAAGATTTATGATGATGCAATAGCAGAACTTAAAGACTATCTCTATCCTAATGATAGACCAATTGAGCTACCTAAGTACTCTATTTTTGAGGATGTTATCAAGTGTAACAATACAACTGATTTGAGAATCATTAAGGAGAGAATAGCTAATGATCAGTACTTAGAACGTGACAAGTGACAACTTCTCTTATAGTGGATAGCTGGACTTTTTAAAAAAAAGTAGGGGACACCACCAAAAAAAGTTGTCTAGTTGTCACGCTTTTGCTGTAACTCAATACCAGTATAGCTTATAGGCGTGACAAGGAATTTTAAAGTTGTCCCATAGTTGGCACGTTTGTCACGCATTTGGATAATTAAATTTTATTATTACATTTGCAAAGGGGTTTTGGAGGCATCCATTTAAAAAGTTTTCTTGCTACTTTTCCCCTTCTTTTTTTTTAGCAAGAATAAAAGTAAGAATTATGAAAAAAATATCTGTATTCAAGTCATTGTTTAACTCGAAAGAGACTCCATTCAATCTTAATCTAACTGAGGTAGTTGCTAGAATTAAATTAGGAACTCCTGAACTTATTGAAAAGATTAATCTAATTAGATCCGTAGACAAGAAAGACCCTAAGTATTCAACAGCTAAAAAGGGACTTATTGCAATTATGTTTAATGGTACATTCTCTGAAAGGAATGCAAAAGGATTGATTGAGCATTCAGGACTTTGTATCTTAGACTTTGATGGTTATCCATCTATTGAGATAATGAAAGCTGAGAGAGAAAGACTAATCAATGATCCCTATGTAGTGATAGTATTCACGTCACCTGGTGGTAATGGACTGAAAGCTGTCATAAGAATACCTGAGTCAACTGCTGTAGAACATAAGAGAAGGTTTCTTGCTTATGCTGAATACTTTAAATCTGACTATTTTGACTCAAAGAATCAAGATGTTAGTCGAGTATGCTTTGAATCTTATGACCCTGAGGTTTATTTTAATGAGTTTTGTTTAGTATTTGAAGGAATTACACAAGATAAAGGATTTGAATACATTGAGAAGCCTCCAGTTTGCATACTGCAAGATGAGAATAAGAAGCTAGAATTGATTGAAAAGTTTAAATTTAAGACTTCATTCTCAGATGGTAGTAGGAATTTCTTTATTTTTGAATTAGCATGCTGTCTTTGTGACTATGGTATCAATCAAGATGTGGCTGAGCAGTATCTGTACAATAAGTACACTACAAATGAAGACTTTACTCACTCTGAAATGCTATCAGCTATCAAGTCAGCGTATAAAAAAAGCAACTTTAACAGCAAGTACTTTGAGGATAGATTAACAATTGACAGAATTAAGCTAAAAGTTAAGAATGGAGTAGATGATGAGCAAATAAAGAAGGATCACAACATAACTACAGATGTTCTAATTGACATTAAAGAGGATAGTGGTAGTGATGACATCTTTTGGACTGTATCTAAAAAAGAAATAGTAACAATTGAACCTTTAAAATATAGTAATTTTCTAGTAAAAAATGGATTTAACAAGTTTTATCCTGAGAATGCTGAGAAACCTACATTTGTAAGAGTCATTGAGAATAAAGTTAGGCTGTCTTCTGTAGATCAAATTAAAGACTTTGTGCTTACCTATCTAATTAAGAAGGGACAAATTAACATTTGGAATCATTGCTCTAGGTCACCTTATTTATTCTCTGAGAATCATCTTAACATGATTGACTCAGTTAGTCTTAAGATGTTGCAAGATGGTCATGACTGCTCATATCTACCATTCCTAAATGGTGTTGTTAAAGTTACTAAGGATGAGTCTAAGATGTTAAGCTACATTGATTTTAATGGCTATATTTGGGAGAATCAAATTATAAATAGAGAATTTCACCTAGTGAATGACTTTAATAATGACTTCTATGACTTAGTGCAAAAAGTATCTAATGAAGAGCCTAAGAGAATAGCTGCACTACAATCTACATTAGGTTATTTAATTCATGGCTATAAAGATAGGACCAATCAAAAAGCAATTATTTTTAATGATCAAGAAATAGATGAGAATCCTAATGGGGGGAGTGGTAAGTCTTTAATGTTAACAGCTCTTAATCACATTAGAAAGACAGTCAAGATAGATGGTAAAATGTACAATCCTAGTAAGTCAGACTTTTTATATCAAAGAGTCAATTTAGATACTCAGATTTTAGCATTTGATGATGTAGTTAAGAATTTTAACTTTGAGCAATTATTCATGATAGTATCTGAAGGAATAACTGTCAATCGCAAAAATAAAGATGAGGTCTTTATTCCATTTGAAAGGTCTCCTAAAATAGTCATAACTACTAATTATGTCATTCAAGGAGCTGGAGGTAGTCATGATCGCAGAAGACATGAGATTGAGTTTTTTCAATACTTTAACTCTAACAATTCACCTCTTAAGCATTATGGCAAGCTATTATTTGACCAATGGAGCACAGATGACTGGCTAAGATTTGATAATTACATGATAAAGAACTTACAGTTATACTTAAGAGAGGGACTTACTAAGTCAATAGGAATAAATGCAGATGCAAAGAGATTTATTCAAGCTACTAGTAAGGACTTCTATGACTTCATTAGTGAGAATGAACTTGTTAAAGATGTCATGTACTATAACAGCGAATTATTAAGCTCATTTGAGCTAGATTACAATTATAAAGACATGACTCCTCAACGTTTCTCTAAATGGCTACTTGAGTATGCTAAGCATAAAGGCTATAAAATAACAAAAGATAAAAATCACAAAGGTAGATATATAATTTTTTCAGAACTATGAAACACTTTCTAACAAAAGCAGTTGAGCTACTGCACCCCCAACCAATTTACTACACCCCTACAAAGGTTAAAAAGTATGTGAATAAACATAAATTTGATTTCTTAATTAACAATCCACCTTATGCTGTCAATAACAAATGAAGATAACATGGAGCTAATGGCTCGCTATCCTGATAACTACTTTGACTTGGCTATTGTAGATCCTCCTTATGGGATAAATATAGCTACTGAAATAGATAGAAGTGGTTTTAAAGAGGGAACTTCTAAAAATTCATTATCAAAATATGAAAGTAGTATGTCAAACAAAACATGGGATAACTCAATACCAACTAAAAAATACTTTGACCAACTTTTTAGAGTTAGTAAAAATCAAGTAATTTGGGGTGGTAATTATTTTGACTTATCTCCTACAAGATGTTTTATAGTTTGGGATAAAATGACTTACATACCTACTATGAGCCAAATTGAAATGGCTTGGACTTCATTCAAATCTCACTCACAACTTGTAAAAATTAATAGTAATCAATTAGATAGAATACACCCTACCCAAAAACCTGTTGCACTTTACAAATGGATATTAGACAAATATGCTCAACAAGGGTACAAAATACTAGATACTCACTTAGGCAGTGGCTCAATAGCAATAGCATGCCATGATTACGGCTTTGACTTGACAGCCTGTGAATTAGATAAGGAGTACTTTGATAAGGCAATGCAGAGAATAAACAACCATACATCACAACAAAAACTATTTTAAATGACAAAAGAAAACAAAGCAAAACTCAAAGCATTAGAGCTTGAGATATCAATGGCTAAGTCATCAATGAATCCAAAGTACTTGCCATCTACAGATTGGAAAGACAACTCAGCTAATAGCTTGACTAAGTCTATAATATTCTACATCAACGCTACTGGCAATCAAGCTGAGAGAATTGGCAATCAAGGCCAGTATAGAGAAGGTGCAAAGATACAAGTAGGAACTGGTGAGATAGCTTACACAAAGCAGTTGCCCGGTAAGTGGACACCAGGGCAAGGCACTAAGGGAACTGCTGACATCTCAGCTACTATCAATGGTAAGTCAGTCAAGATCGAAGTAAAATATGGGCGTGATGTTCAGTCAGAAGTACAGAAACAGTATCAGCAAAAGATAGAGAGTGCAAAAGGTATCTACTACATTGCTAGAGATTTTGATACGTTTATTGAATGGTATAAAACTATAACAGAATGACACAAGAAGACTTAGATTTCATAAAGAACTTCCAAGCATGGAGACGTGGAGCTGAAATACCACAACCAAAACCTACTGAGATAGGGATAGCACTAGACAAATTGATTAAATATTGTGAAATGTGTATGAAATTAAATGAAGATGCTGAAAATAGGAGATAAGATTAAAGACACAGAGGATGGTGACTGCTACTTTGTAGGTGAGATAGTGAAACTCAATAGATTTGGTGGAGTAGAACTATACAAAGTGACTCAGGTCATTTGGGATGGTGAAGACTATACAGATGATGATTACATTGGACAAATAATTGAGCCTAAATGGTGGTACATTCAATTATTTTTATTCTAAATAGTTGCACAACTAAAAATTATTATTACATTTGTAAACAATTAAATAAATATATATGCAAACAGAAGTAACCAAAGTGCCATTGTGGATAAAAATTCACAAGGCAAAGATGAGCATTGGCAAGGTTGTTAAGAACAGCACCAATCCTCATTTTAAAAAGAGCTATGCTGACATTAACGCATTGCTAGAAACAGTTGAGCCAATCCTTCATGAGAATGGACTGCTCCTATTACAACCTATCCATGACAAGATTCTGAGCACTCAGATAATTGACATTGAGACTGGTGAAATGATTGAGTCATGGTTAACATTGCCTGAGAACATTGATCCACAAAAAATGATTAGTGCCACGACCTACTACCGTAGAGCAACTTTACAATCTCTTTTAAGCCTTCAAGCTATAGATGATGATGGAAATAGTGCAAGTGCATCGTCTAAGCCAACGCTTACAGATGACAGATTCAAGGAAGCTCTTAAATCTATTGAGTCAGGAAAGTACACAGCAGAAAAATTAAAATCAGATTTCAATTTAACCAAAACACAAATACAAGCATTATGAAATGGCACCCATCATCACTAGGAAAATTAATGACTGAGTCACGAACTAAGTCAGAGACACTATCACAGACTACTAAGTCTTACATCGCAAGCAAGGCAAAAGAGGACTTCTTTGGCTACAATTCTTTTATCTCTACTAAAGCAATGCAGAAAGGCACTGACTGGGAGCACGAGTCAATTGAACTAGTTAATCAGGTAAGAGATACATTCTACATCAAGAATGAAGATACTATTGAAAATGACTGTCTGATTGGTACACCTGACATCATCCTAGACAATTCAATAATTGACATCAAGACATCATGGTCACTAGAGACTTTCCCAGCTATCTCAGCTGAGGGAATAAATAAAGACTACGAATGGCAGTTGAGAGGCTACATGATGCTATGTGATAAGGCATCAGCTGAGCTAATCTATTGCATGATTGACACTGATGACTTCTTACTATCTGATTGGGATAACAAATCAATCCATAAGGTGTCTCACATTGACCCTAAGAAACGAATCACAGTACTTCAGTATGAACGTAACATTTCAACAGAAGAGTCCATTAGAGAGCGTCTTTTAGCTTGTACTGAATACTACAATGAATATTTTGTACAATTAAACTGTAAATAATGGAAAAATCCTATTTCATAATTGAGTCAAGCCTAGAGAATCTCAAGTATGCTAGATACTCAGCTAAGACGTTCAACAAATCAGGTCATGATTATTGTATCTTAGTCACAGATAACATTGATCAGCTAGACTTAAGGAAAGTAAGCAAAGAAGAATTTAACAATTTAAACAATAAGAAATGATTGAACTAAACAAAACGTACATTAACCTAACTAGAGAACAGTTAGTGATGCCAATCTCAGATAAGGCTGGCATGGTGGTTTATCAAGTAACTAAGCCTACTACAGATAACCCAATGAATGAATTTAAGTGCACTACAGCACGATTTTTAAACCTATATAAATTAGAAAAATGAATCAACACACAACAACAGGAGCAATTATCAACAAGTTGCCAGCAAAGCAAGTATCTGAGAAGTTCAGAGTACAAGAGTTTATCCTCAAAGTAGGTAACCCTGATGACAAGTATCCGCAAGAGGTAAAATTTCAACTAGTGAATGACAACATCGACCTACTAGACTTTATCCAAGTCAATGAACAAGTAGAGGTGACATTCGAGCTGAGAGGCAGAGAATACAATGGCACACACTATGTCAGTTTAAATGCTCTAAAAGTTACTTCTAAGCTATTCTAATGCGATTAGTTAAATACATCATAGTAGTGCTATGCCTAATGGCTACCTTTGGGCTATTTTTTTATGGCATGCACTACTTTCTCGGCAAGAGAGGACTCACAATCGTTTCAATACTAATACTAATTTATTTCATCTATGGATTCATCAGAGATTTATACAATCACTATCGCAACAAGTAAGGACTTCTCCATCAAGCAATGGATGATAGAACAGACTAACCTGAGAATGACCAACAGATACAAGCAGATTCACATAGCTGAGGACATTGGAGTAAATGGCTCACAATTGTCTAGGTTTCTGACTGGCAATACAGTAAAAGACTCATTTTATGAGAAATGGTTTAAATGGTACATTCAAAATTAGTATCTTTACACAATGACAGCATTCTTTACTTCATTGG